GAAAAGGAAAAGGAAGATAGAAAGCAATGAGGACCAGAACACGAAGGAACCGATAACTTCACTAACTAGGAAACCAATAAAGGTTCTCCAAGTAAAGTGTTGCCACGGTCTTCGGAATGGGTTCACTGGTAAGATTATTCTAGGTAAACAGAGTCTTCTAAATCCTAAGGATATAGAAGGTCTGACCACAGACCAAATAACTAAAGGATTAAATCCTTTGGTTAATGGTATATCTACAGAATCAGAAATTCTAGTTTCCTTCTCTTTTTTGAAAAGGATATTAGAAACTTGAGCAAATCTGGAGTGATACTGGAAGGCCTTAATCGATCCGGGTCGAGATGATAATTCATCATCAGTGATCCGGGGCGGTAGGTTAACAGCAGTCACTAAGATCGCATTAGCCTTAGATCGTATTCCGATAAAGGATAACAATCGACGGTTAATGTCAGAAACTTTATCTGACGAGAAATCCTCGTAGTAAGTCTTCTTTAATTCGAACATTAAACCTCTAAGTTCATTACTGAACTTTACTTTAAGAGGTTGAATAACGATATTATAAAGATGTATGACTAAACGTTCGGGGACTCTTGGGATAGTAATAGAAGAGACAGACAGAGGTAACTCTAACTTCTGAAGTTTAAGGATTAAAGCGTCAAACGCTAATCGTTCACTTCTGAAGAATTCCTTATAGAAACTTGTTAAAGTCAATAAGAAATGATCACTTGATAAGTGACGTCTGACCTTTTGTAAACTATCCAGATACAATGTTGGATCTTTTCTAAGCCATAGGGTTAAAAGAATGTACCTTACGGTAGAATTCAATTTATACCATGGTTTAGAAAGACCACCTAAGACTCTATAACCCGCTCCTGTCAATTTAATAGTATTAGCAAAGGATAATGAATATCTTATGCTGTACTCAATTAAACTAGTAGGACTAAGAAGAGCTGCATGCAACTCTTTTAGAGGGGTTGGAGAGACATTGGTTCCCCGGTAGAAAGTCTTCTTCGCAAATTCCATACCTATCCCTTTAGGGGATATGATGGACTTGTTTAGATTACACTCAACACCAAGGGACAAGATTATTCTATGGTAGGATCTAGCGACACGTGAGTTAAAAATCACAATATCGTCTCCTAAAATAGCATAATCTTCAAAGTATCTTCAAGATTTAGTTGTTCCCGATTCCCAAGCTGCAATCTGCACAATAAAATGATGAGTGATCGCAAGCATAGCCCAAGAAGACAAGGCTCCCATTGGTTGACCTACAGAGTAGGTAACCGATTTAAGAGGAGATCCTGAGTCCTTAGGTAGCTTATATGGTCGATCGACTAATAAAGATTTCCATGCTGAGGCCTCTTTAGGAGTTAAATTAAATATAACTCTAAAGAGATCAGTCTGAAGATCGATAGGAAGTCGATCTGTCGCAGAGGACAAATCCATCGAGAAGTATGGCTGGTTAGGCCGTACCCTCTTCAGAGGTCTCAATTGGTCAAAAGTTCCGTCCATGGGAATTCTATTCAAAATCGAAAAGATTCCCTTATGGAACGGTCTCATAACCCATTGAGTCCATGGATCCACCATTGCAAAGACTCTCATTTTACCGGCAGCTTCCTGTTTTAGTCCCAGTTTTCCAGTGTAAGTATGGGTCATACCTACAATCGCCGGAGTCAAACCAAGACTCCGTATCATTCGTAACGTTAACATTGGATCGTTTACGTCAACTTCTGAAGGTTTACTTATCTTCATTAAACCCATAACTGTCCTTAGACAGATCTGGATATAATCAAGGGAATCTTTAAAGATTCGTCTTCTTCGAGGCTTATCGTAACCTGTAATCCGCAAAAGCGGATAGGTATCCATAATCTCAGAAGAATCCTTAGGATAAATAACCTTACATAAAGTTGCTAATCATACGATTTGCTCTGCCTTAAGAGCTATCGCTGACCGAACTAATGTTATTGGATGGAATGATACTGTTTCACTTGGGGCCTGAGGTGAAGACTTGAATATAGGTGAAAAGGAAAATTTTCCTTTTACCAATCCTCGTCTATCACTAGAGAACTTACGTGGAACAAAACGATTTAAAAAGATCTTATCAAAATTAGGTAAATAACCTAAACATCTTGATATTGCATCTTTTTCACCGGAATATGGCGAAGTAATTGAAGATAACTTAACAGGAGATGGATATATGAAGTCTCTAAATATAGAAAGTAAAGTTAAACTAAACTTAATATATGGAAACTTTCCAGCTCTGATAAGGCGTCTCAACTGAACAGGAATAATCCGAGGTAACCCTGATTTAGTTCTAGATACCCGAGTTCCAGTAACTGTCTTGTGTCCAGCAATTGCTTGCTGAAGCGCAACAGAACAGGCTTTAAGGTACTT